AATTGTAGAAACTTGCTCATCAGTTAATTTAGGTTGTTCAATATATGCTTTAGTAAGGGATCCATATTCAGAAGGCATACTCAAAGCACGTATTAAATAATCATCAGCTGTAACTGAGCGTTGTTGGGACGCAACTAATGCTAAAGTATTTTGTCTGATTTCCTCTATAGTATCTCCACCTTTACCACCAGATGCCGCGTTGGGATTAGTTGAAGCTAATGAATTGAATATGTAATTAGCTGTGGTAGGATTTAAATTTATGTTATTAAATTGAGAATTTGCTTTATTTAAGTTAGTTAAAGTGTTAGCTGCTACATTTGAAGTAACACCCCCACCAGTTAAATATCTTACAGTCAATGTTGTATTTGAAGGAGAAATCCCATAAGTATCAGTATAAAGGAAGTTAGCAGGTGAATATGCTGTTGTTAATTTATCTTTAATAAATGGTAACCCTAAACCTACATTATTTGGGTTTGGAGTAATTTCTTCATCGCTATCAGCTGTTGTTCCTGAGCCAAATTGGATTTGTAAGTTATTTAAAGATGTAAAACGAGTAGCAAATCTTCTTTGTACTTTTTCTAATTTTAGAATATATGGAACTAAATTATTAACAACATTATTAGGGTCATTTATATTAGTATTTGATATAGGTTTATATACCATTTCTTGCCCTAGATGATCTACTTCATACCATACATTTCCATCAGAGTCAACTATATCTAAAATTCCTATAATATTTGCAGTAGAAATATTTATAGTTTGAAATGATTGTGGTTCATTAAAACCAAAAGTTTGTGTATTAACAGTTGCAGAAATAGCATTTCTACTTTTTTTCAATAAGAAATACTGTGGTGTATTCCCTGAAATTTGGTAAACAGAAACTTCTGTAGGGTCTTGTGAACTAGAAACTGAAAAGTCTAGTTTATCTTGGATAATGAAAGGAGATCCGTTTTGAGGGGTAATTATTGAGTTTTCTCCAATGGTTATAGCGTAATCATAATCAGGTATAACAGAACCACTAACTGTTTTAGCAGGTAATTGTTGATAAAAATCAATAGTGGATTGTGCTACTCCAGTTGTTTTTGGTTTATAACCAAACATATATGCTAATTCAAATACATTATTTGTTTGTTGAGCATATTGAATAAAATTTTCTTGGAATTGATTATCTAAATAGAAACTTAAAACATCACCTACATATGAAGCTTGTTCCATAAATAACATCCCTGGAGATGCTGGGGAAAAATCATTGTAAGTGTTAGGGAAATAAGTTTTAGTATATTCAATCAAACGTTGTCTGAAATCAGAAAAATCCCTGTTTATATATTTTATATCTCTATTAGTTGTTGCCATTATTAAAATTGGATTTCTAGATTATCAGTAATATTTGTGTTAATTACTGAGTATTGTAGGGTTACTGTTATTTGATTGGTATCTACTTGTCCAGTAACTGTTAAATCATTTACTTGAACATTTGGAAAATAGTTGATTAATTTGGTGTTAATATCTTCTCTAAGAAAATCTAAATTATCACTTGTAATTTGTTCAAAAATAAATGCTCTTAAACCACCACCAAATGTTGGATTTAAGTATCTTTCACCTGGGTTGGTTAGGAAGAAATTGATTAAGTTATTTTTTATAGCATCCTTAGTTAAATAATTTGATTTAAAAACCGCATTACCATTAAAAGGAATGTCAACCCCAACCGCCTTACTAGCGTTTAAATCAATTGGATATATTTGTTGGGGATTGAATGCCATTATCTATTACTCATTAAATTCATTATTTGATCCATCCCTAATTCACCTTCAGGTAAAGAACCATTTACAGGGTCTGCGTTTACTCCAGGGTTAAATCTTGATACATCTTTTGAGGTAAAACTTAAAGCAGTTTCTCCTAAAACATCCATATAGGCTTGTCTTTTATCCATTGTAATAGGTGGAATTGAAGGGGATGTAGTTGGAGCAGGAGTGTAAGACTCATGCACTATTACGGGTTTTGGATTTTTAACGGCTTCCAATAAAATGTCCTTCAATTCTTCTTGAATTGCTTCTTTAACAGCTTCTTTAATAAATTTTTTAAGTTCTGTTGCTTTCATATGGTTATAAATATTAAATTAATCGGCTTTTAAATTATTTGTTTGTATATAAAATACAAGTTCATCTATCAATATCTGATCAATTGAGCTAAAAGACCACTCTCCTCTTAACATGACTACACCTTGTTTATTTCTAGCTATAGCTCTTCTACGTTTTAAAGGGTTTTCTGTTGTTTCGGTTTCAACTCCCATTTCAAATCCATTTACGTTTGAATATACAGGTTGACCCTGTTGTGTTTGCTGTTGAGTAAGAGCAATTAATTCTGTTGATAATTGTTCTTGTGTTTGAGTAGAGTTAGGAGCACAATGTTGGATAAATTGATCCAACAAATTCAAATAATTTATAATTTCAGATAATGTATCTTTTAAAATTAATAAAGTTACTAATGTTACTTCTACTACAGTTTTATATTTTTTAATCTGTTTATCAATAGTACTAGATGTTTCTGTTACAGATGCAGGTACAGGTGTGGGGTTTAAAAGGATTGCTTTAGAAGCAGTAGATAAAGTAACTATTAAAGCTTCTATAACAGTTAACGCTGTGGTAATTGTTGATATTGTTTTATAAGCTATATTTAATTGTTTAACTAGTTTATTTTTTTTATTAATTATATCCGTTAATTCTTGTGGGGTAGGACATGAATTAGGGGTGGTGAATTTTTTTGCTAGTGCTTCTTTAGCATTAGATACACCAAACTTTGCTATTAATTTTAATATTAAAGGTAGTAAGGTAAATGTTAATGTAGTTAATAGATTATTTAATTTTTTTTGTTGTAACGTTTCAAAATTTGTTTTTGAAGCAGTAATAGCTTTTATAGAGGATTCTGGTAGGGATGTTGTTTTGGCTATTTGTTGGTTTAAATCTATTTGTAAGGGAACTAATTCAATTACTCCCAAATCAGATTTTATATTATTATTTGAATCAAATGGGAGATATGTATAAGTAGCAAAATTTGATTTAGTGATAATTAAGTTAAATAAATCAATATAACTTCCATTTATAGTAAAATTTCCACTAGAGTCACTATAAACTACATTAGAGTTAACCTCAACTTTAGCCCCAGTAATAGGTTCATTATTGTAAGAGATTTTCCCTTTTATATTATATGTTTTAGTATCTTCCATTAAGTAGTTTTAACTGTTTTAGATAAAATTTCAGTTAAAGTAGTTTTAATATTAGTTAATTGAGTTTTAACATTTGAGGAAGTAGTCATCATTCCTCCATCAGGTGCAGCTAAACCACCAGGCCAAAGTTGTTGTACTTCTAATACACTCACTAATGTAATTAATGATTCTAGTACAATATCTAATTTATTGTATAATGTATCACCCATTACTCCACGCTCAATAGCGTTACTATCCCCTAAAAATATATTACTCGATTGAATAACTGTTTTAGGTGCATCTATATTCACTGATTTAATTGAGGATAAACCAACTGATTGTTGTCCGCTAATTAATATATTGTCGGTTTTAGCGTTTAATATAATTCTAGTTGAATTAAGAATTATTTGAGGTGAATTAAATGTTTTAGGGTCTGGTGCTGATCCGTTATATGAGATTAGATTAGGTTGAGCTAAATTAAATGGTATCTTCTGGTTGGAAGTTAAATAAATAGAGGATAAATCACTGTTAATATTTTCTGTAATGGGAATCCATCCTTCATCAGTTGAGTTAGTTGGTTGACCATTCCTTAATATAGTGATAGGGTCACCATTATTTCCTCCTTCAGACCAATTGTTTTTATATTTACTTTGTGATTTGGAGGTAGATCCAAAACGTAAACTATTACCATATCTTCCCTCATATATTATATCTCCTTCAAAGGGCATTAAAGGGTGTATGTTTGATTTTTCAACAAATGTTGCTTGACTAGGATTATCAAGAGAATTTACAACAATTTCTTGTGGTTGATTATCTACAATATTGATAGCTCCTGTCCCTATTTGAGTGTAATCTAAATTTTGAGATGCAGGGGTAATGTTTTGTGTAACTGAAGGGAATTGGTTTCCATTAGGTGTGGATGTACCGTATAATCCTAATGGTTCTTGGTATAACCATTGTATTCCATTACTATTAGGAATAGTGCTTTGAATGAGCTCAACGTGCTCATTTACAGTAGGATATTTTTTAGTGTTAGAATTTGATGGGAGTGCTGTATATGTTTTTCCAAAGTTATTAGGTCTAGTTCCATACCCTATTATTAAACCCAATGAATTTAAACCATATGTACCATTTTGAATCAAAGGATGGTTTTCATCCATTATGATATCAGTAACCCGTACTATTAAGGGTTTTTTTCTTTCTCCGGAAAAATTCTTTGGTGCGTTCCCATTTGTAGCTCTATTAGTTAAAGCAGGAAAGCCAAACTTATGAGACATCTTTTGATGGTGGGTTAAAATTTTTAACTTCAGCTAGTAGTTGTGCTTTTTCTTCTTCGGTCATTCCAAAATCAGCAGCATCTGAGGACTCTGATGCTAAGGCACGTTGAACAATAGTAGCCATTTTGATAAGCTGTTCATCATTTCGGATTCCCAACTCCATATATTCTTTAATTAATGGAACTACTAAAGTAGCATCTCCTATATCATTAATAAGGGGTTTAAGTTCATTGATAAGAGCAGAAATTTGCTCTTCTTTTTTCTTTTGGTTATTGTAAATTTCTTGGAAAATATCCGAAAGTTTTTTCTTACCAAATATATTTTTATCTAGAGTACTCATAAAAAGATTTTGTTATAAATATCTTGCAGTACATTCTTTAAAATCTAGATAGTCATTTTCTAAATAAAATACGTAATTCTTTTTAAATATGTCTTGTAAAACAGTTACTATTTTAGTTATTTTTGGAGTTTTTACATCTATCATCTCATGTATATAAATGTAAAGAGCCTTTTTATTAAAAATATCTATACCATCTCTTTTACGGAATAGTTCTAGAACTGCATCGGCAATTTGAGCATCATTACCTTTTGGAAAAATTGTATAGATATTCTCTGAAATGAAATCAACATAAGTATCTATAAAGTTAGATAGCTTATCTTTGCTAGGGCCACCCTCTAGAGTATAGGAATGGTTTTCATCTTTTTCAAGATCTTCAACAGATGATTTTTGGACTTTCTTCTTATAATTTTTCTCATTATATAAAATTAACCATCGTTTTACGATAGTTCCAAAATAAGAATAGGCTTTGGCCCCATTTTCAGGATTAAATAAGTGAATTTTTGAAAGTAAAAATACTATAATCTCATGTTGGAGATGCTCTAAATCTTCTACTTCGGTATGGTAGAATTTAAAGGTATGGATTATATTTTGAGTTAATTTGAAGAAAGCATAATGGATTTCTTCCTCATATATTTTATTTTTCTCGGATATAATAGAAGTGCTATTGTATCTAACAATAGCATCTTCTGTTTCTTGGGTAAAATATCTTCTTTTTTCCCTTACTTTTTTTGTTATCATCATTGGATTCGAATCACCTTAAAGTCATTTAATATATCTTGTATTTGTTGTATAGATTCGAAAAAGAAACCAACTTCATCATCTGATTTAAAGGTTCCATTTCTATCTAATTCTTTTAATGTTTTATCCGAAATTTCAATAGCACGTGAAAGTCTATCAAGATACTCCATGTATGAAACAAGAACATCTTCTGCTTTTTCTTGTTTACGCATAAGATTAAATGTTGAAAATCCAAAAAATACAACTAGTAAACTTAAAACAATTATTATAATATAAAGTATCATATGTTATTTAATAAATTTTTTAAACCATTACTTTTAATTGAACCCAACGCTTTATCTTTGGTTGGAGTTTTCTTTACATTGGTTGGTTTATTCCCCAATGTATAATTTCCTTTCCCTCCATCCAAGTTCTTTTTACCTTCTTTTAACTTTGGTAACCATTCACGTTCAAATTCAATACGTGCTGCCATTAAGTCTGCCTGGTGTAAGATAAAGGGTAATGAAGTTCTTGGTTTTTGCTCGGGCATAAAGTTCTTTAAATACTTGTTATTTGCCTCATCATATAAACCATCGTGAGTCTGGATAGCAATCATCTCATTAAATGTATATTGGATACCATGAGATTGTAAAAGAAATAACCCTCTATCTGGAACAGATGAAAATGGTACTTTAGTATTAAACATATAATCCTCACCTAACTTATCTTTTCTCCATTGGTCTGTCTGGGGTATATAGGAATCCTCGGATTCATCACCCATTTTACCTAAATCATGGTTTAGTGCTGAGAATATCAATTCTTCAGTAGTAAAAGTAGACATATCACATCCTTCATCTTCCCATAATGTAGCTTGCTTGATAGCACATCGAATAACGCGTAAAACATGCTCTACATACCCTCCAGGGAAAGCATTATGGTATTCTTTCTTATGCGCAGCAGGCATTAATATTAAACGATCAGCATATTTTTCATAAAATGCTAATAGTTTTTCTTTACGTGGTTCGGAAATATATTCATTAATATACCCCATTAATTCATCCCAATTCTCTTGGATTTGTTCGGCTGTTAGGTTCATAACTTTTATTTATTTATTAATTTTCTCTTTCAACAATGGATTGTAAATCATTTATAAGTTCATTCAATTCTCTTAGAGCATTTACCCTTTCTTCCGAACTTCCTCTATTAACAATAAAATCTAATTGTTTTAAACGCCCTTGTATTGTTTGAATACGACGCAATGCTAACTCTTTATTTCTCATTTGATTTATATATAACCGGGACAACATTATCCCACATTTATCTAACTTTATTTCTCATATATCTAGGGTTTAAAAACCCCGTATGATCAATATACAAAACCTATTTTACCCCCTCCAAGTAATTTTCAACAAAATCTTGAATTTTCTTTATAAATGCACACTTTTCAAACTCTTCATTCTCCTCAAAGTAATGTATGGAAAGTTTTAGGGCAGTTAAAAACTCATCATCACTAGATCTTCTTAAATCATTAAGCCATACTTCATCTGTTAAATCTGTCTGGCTTATCCAATACCAGGATCTATGGTACATCATAAACTCCCCAGCCAAATCAACACCATCCATGTCCATATCATCAGAAGATTTCTCAAAAAAAGCTATAACTTGTCTTTTAAAACTCATCCCATTCATGATCAGTTTGGTAAACATTCCAATTTTGAATAATGGAGTTTTCTTAAAAGTATCTAAATTCTCCGAAATTTCCTCTTCTTGGGGCCTGTTGTTAAAAAATGAAAAAAACCTACTTAAATCCATATCCATGACTTTTAATTTATCGAATTTAATTTAAACTCTAATTCATCGATTTTGCGCTCAAGACTATTAATCTCAACATTTAAAGATTCATAAAGCGAAATAGGATTTATAAAGTATGGATTTGAAGGATGGTAAGCCCAAACCTCTTCTTTAACATAAGAAATTGCAATAAGTTGATTTTTCAAATCAATTAATTCGTCCTCTATATTTTGAATTTCACCCATGATTATTTTTTATTACCCCACCTCACTCCTAATATACATATATACAAGATATGGTGGTATATTTTAATACAACTATAAATATTCAATCATATTTACTTCCTATAAGTTCAATAACATTGATTGCTTCTTCTAAAGATATTGTGAAGAATTCTCTTTGTTTATTTACACGTTGTTTTTGAAAATGTTTATGGACTTCCCTTTCAATCCTTTCTCCATTAAAACAGTTATACGAATATATAACCTCAAAGGGAGTTGGTACACCTGTTGCTTTACTCAATTGTGTAGCCCTATCAATAGGATCCCCCTTGGTATAACCAATTTTAACTAACCCAGGCATTGATTTACTTTCCAAAACATATACTGATTGGTCCCCATCATTACCGTTTATACTTTGTCTTAAACGGGATGTATAATATGATATTTGTTCCCAATCATCTTGGTGTAGAGTAACTGAGTAAAACGTGGGGTTAGGTGAGAGAGGGGTTCTCTCATATGGGACATATTTTTTGGCTTCTTCGTTTGTTATACGTTGCATATTTTAATAACCTTTATTTTTTAATAATCGTAGCAACTATAATAAGCATTATTGCTGCAATAATGGGAATCCAAATTGGGGAAAACACCCACCACCAAGACCAATATTGAACAGGGCCTATTTGAGCTAACTTTAGGGTTAAGAATATTAAAAACAATATTGTACCTAATCCTAGACTACTGTTTGATTTATTATTCTCCATCTTCTTGGTTATCTAGTTCTGAAAACAAAATATCTCCAAATGCATATCCAAAAAAGAAGAAAAATACTGGGTTTCCTGTTAGAGTACCTGTGATTAGGGAAACTATTCCAAAAATGACTTTAAACGGGTTTTTAAGCAACTTATCCATGACCTTTATTTTTAATTATT